GTTTACCTTTTCTACTGTTTCTAGTTTATTTCCGTCTTTATCGAGTTCCGAACCGTCTTCGGAGAAATAGAACGTAACCGGATTAAGAATTAAGTCCACGGCGTGACGAGCATCTTCTTCTGCGTCATACATACCAATGTCCACGGCAAGGTCGCCGTCTTTTGGCGTATCTTGTAGCCGCCATTTCCCATTGAGGGTTTGTCGGATAACAAATCTAGTGAGTCCCATGCTGTAATGTCCTTTCGATTATATTTTTCACGATAACTTCACCGCCTCATTGCTAGTGCGTTGCCCATTTGCCAGCATGAACACTTTTCGGATGTTGTCGGGCTGGTTTACCCTCCAAGCGCACCGTCGCCCCGATAGCAGATCGGCCTTAGCTTTGGATTTGATATTAACTGAGTCATTCTGATTTCCGCCCAATATCCAGAAATGCGTTGCCGTCTCTCCGACGCACAGGGCCACGTGACCGGCGTTGCCGCGCTGAAATACTAAAATGTCGCCCAGCATCTCTTTGCCCAAAGGCACAGAATTGCCCCATGCAAGCCAGTTCCTTGCCCAAAGGGCGTTACCCCTTGGGGCGTAGTCATAACCCGCTTGAGCGCAAGCATAGCTCATCGTCAAGCCACACCATGGGGTTTCGTCGCTCCTATAGACATGGCCCAGTCCAACCGCTTCCGCCCATCTCAGGATGAGCGGATTATTGCCGGGACCGGGGGTTTCGATAGTCCCGTATAGCTTGAGCATTTCCTTCAGGACGCGCGGTCCATCCTCATCGGCAAGCCATAGAAACTCAGGGGGAATTTTCATGTGGAAACCTTTGTAAGGAATAACGCAGCCTCGGTTATCCGGCGAATTTTAAGACCAAGAAAGTCTCTGCGGATGCCGGTAATTTTGTCTTTGGCCGATACAGCGTAATCGACTAACGCTAAAGCGCATTTTTCATAGGGGTAAGTTATAGTTTTGTCGTGTAGCAAACGGATTGCTTCACTGCGCAATAAGCCGCTTACTCCGGTATTATATCCGACTGAGCATAGGGCGCTGAATTGGTAGTCATTGAGCGGGACCGTCACAAGTTTAAGAAGACGTTTCCCTACAAGTTCCAAGTCTGTCTTTAGGACTTCAGATGCGTATTCCTCCGTCCATACATCGCCCTCTTTTACTTCGGGTAAGCCTATCGTGCTGTGGCCGTAACCAATGGCCCAATGACCGCCATGATCCAGATAGGCAGTAGGCGCAAATGTCTCCCAGCGTTTAACCAGCTCTATACCTACCGGAAGTAGTGTCGGCACTGTTTAATTCTCGCCTTTTGGTGTGTCGATGAAACGTGAAAATATCAACACATATAAAATATATGTCGATTTAATCAACATTGGCTATTCTGTTACGCCGCCCATTGAGCCGCCATTATCACCTAGGATAGCATCCCAAGCGAATGTAAGGGCTTCTATAGCCTGATCGTCAATATCCTTCTGAGCCTTTGCAGCAGCTACCTGCGCCCTGAGGGCGTCGATTTCTGCTGAATGGTCAGTGCATGTGGCCTGTAGATCAATAAGGGCCTTGCGGGCTGCCTTGAGGGCTTCCATTGCGCGGAGTGAAGCTGCTTTGTGAGCTTCGATTTTATCGGACATCATTTTAAGTTCCTTTTTTTTAGGGTTTATGAAAGCTAAGATTTTACCAAGCATTTTACATCTCTATATGAGGGGCTTCTGGTTCTGCGGCTTTTTCTTCTTGCATGGGCTGTGGCTTGGCCCAGAATTGTGGATCATGGGTATCCCATCCGGGTTCCATTTTCATTTTTATCCCACCTTTATTTGACGGGTCTGCCATTAATTCTTGTAGCTGTTCAGCGACTTTATCCGACCACGGTAGCTTTACCGAGCGAGGTTCATTATTCTGATCAATATAGACGTAAATAGCTATGTCTTTGACCATCTTGGCACCCAGTACTGTAACATTTCCTGATATGCCATACATGGCCCATAGAGGTCTAGGCCATGATAGTGAGGATAGAATAGACGCTGAAACCAATGGTACGGACAATAAGCATAGAATTACGGCGAAATGCCGTGGCCTACCGGGTTTCCGAGACCATATAGTAAACCAGCACTGTGATATAAATAACACACCTATTACGATAAAGGCTGTCTCCGGTCTATCCATGGGGGGCTTCCTTACGGACACCAGCGTCACGAAGCGGCATAAATACGCTATTTAGACTGCCTTTCACAAGTTCTCCATTATCGTCCAGTTTGAACCTGACTGCGGTACGCTCTTGACCATTAACGAACAAATTAACAGTGGCCGTGGCCAGCAATGCCATGCCTTTTCCGCTTTTCAAATCCGGGTTAAGACCGACTTCGACCTTAACGACTTGAGGCAGGGTAAAGCATCGGTAGCAATGCACGTTAATCACATATTCTCCCGCAGGAGAACCACGGCTAAAGGCAGATTCCATGTTTACGTCTGTGTAGTCTGGTTTTAACCCCAGATCATCCCTGAGCAGGTTAAACAGCACTCCGGATTTGGAGGAATACCCAACCGGATATGCTTCACCCGGACCCATCACCCATAGGTCGATGTCGTTATCACCCTCCGGCCATGTCATCAGCACCGTGACTGATCCGGGTGGAATAGCGCCCTCGGATGTCTTTTTTAATGTGCTTACCTGAAGCAAAACCACAAAAAAAGCCATAACAAGAATGCCGATAAGGCCAAGTAGCAAGTCTCTGAATATGACATTGACGCCGTTACTGTTCATCGGTCGGTAACGTCCCAGCTATCCTCAATCATAAGGACCGTGGCTGTTTTGAGCATCCTGTAGTTAACCAAATGCCACATCCATGCGAACGCAGAGACTATGGTTGATCTAAACGCCGTACCGACTCCTTCTCCTAGGGCTGTAGCGGTCTGTACTACTTTGGCACTGTCAGCCAAGGAACCGGCATTAAAGGCGTGTAGCATCATTACAACACCTATAGCAGTGCCTGTCAGACCCACAGTAACGATAATGTCGCCAAGGTCTCCCAAGTGAGCATTTTTCTCCGTGAACTTCACGCCGTTAACAGCTACATGCTTCCTAGCCTTTAGGGCATTAAGAGCTGTACAGACCTTATTCGCCCTGAGAAATACCGATATAATCCCAACGGCCAATAGAACTGTAGCCACATAGGTCATATAACTAGCATCATTGGAGTACATATCAGATACCCAGCCAGTAGACCAAGCCCATGCCAGACCAATGCTAGCGATTAGATTGAATATCGCTATGCGATAGATCAGCAGATTCTGTAAGGGCAATGACTAGACTCCTAAATCTGATTTCAAATCTGTTGGGGAAATTCCCATGCCGTCAAGAAGTACAACGGCATCGTTTACACTCATCTCAGCGGCGGAACCCTCTACAAGACACCCCCTATCGAAAAGCGATATATTTACCTTGAAGTCCGAGAGATAGGCCACTAACGCTCTTTGCGCATTCCAAGGATTCATATTAACACTGATCCTGGTTTCATTTATTTTCATTAGCATTTTAGTCACTGCCGGTCCAGATATAACCTTAACATTTGCACCTCCATGAAATGATTTTCTGAAATCATATTCAGACTGAGTTGTGCATTTGAATGGGTTAGTCCCGGCATGAGCGGCTACTACCCACAAGCAGAATACCGCAGATACAATGAATAGTGAAACTACAACAAAAAACTTCGTCATGGAGTCCCCCTAGTATCCATTTTCCCTTCTATCCTAGAAAGGGAACTTTGAATGAAATTGAATTTCTGCTCTAGAATGGTGATCCTATTGGGGGCATCTGCTACATGCTCATCGGACTTCTCTAGCACATCAATACGAGAGTTTATTCTGTCCAATGCAGTCGTCCCATAGTAGACAACTGTTATGGTCTGCACCAGTATCGCGGTTATAATTCCTAGCGGCAACCGTTTGTCTAGATGCCATTCGTTCACCGATTCTTCCGCCATGAGTAATTACCTTACTTTTACTAATTAAACTTATAGCCATGCCGCGCCGACCATATCCTGTCCAGTGTTTGTGATAAAATCTGCCACAACGGAAAGAGTTGTCCCACCTGCTGAAGACCCACTGGCTACTGTGTGAGTATGTGATTCATTAAAGGAATCAGCATTTTCAGTTAGTCCGGCTGGAGACCATGTGCATGAGGTATTTGCTACCGATGCCGCCACACAAAGGGCAACACCACCCGCGCTTACTACCAAACTAAAGTTTGGATCAGCACTTCTATTGAATTGTGTTGCCGTGGCTGTTGGGCTTGCTAATCCAGTGATGGTGTAAACGCTGATAGAACAATTTTTACAACTATTATCATACGTAATGTCGATAGTACCAGTAGCGCCAGTTGGTACGGCGGCAATTAGAATAGCAGTTAAGGCACCGCCACCGCCACCTTGGTCCTGTTTAGTTATTGTTGCGCTAACACCAGCTATCGTGGCTGAGTTAACCTGTGTTCCTGTTAATGGTTCTGTTGTAGCAGCAACAACTACATATCTATCGGAGGACACAGTACCTAAGCTTGCACCCACAAATGAATAGGTAGTCAAGTTAGTCGTGAGGGGTGTAGTGGCCACATAGGTAATAGCAGCCGAACCGCCTACACCACCAGCCGTTCCACCCATATTTGGGACTAGGCCGGGGAGCATTATGCCACCGCCTTGATTAGATTGCCGTGGACAATTGGGCCTGTGGTATTCAGGACGGTATAATACAGAATATCTTTGGCGCTTATTGTCGCCGTCAATGCAGGGTCTGTTCCACCAGCAAATACCCATGCAGCGTTAAATGCTAACGTCCTGGGAGTTGCAGCATCCTGTGTAATTTCGATGAACCCTGATTGGCCAGTTTTGGCATTTGTGGGCGCCCCCAGAGTAGAGTTGCCAGTGGCCGTCGTTACGGTGAAGTTCAGTCCGAGTGACATATCAACCGCAGTTGTACCTGCCGAAGTCCATGTCAGAGCAACCCTATCAACAGCCGACCAAACTATATCAGTAGTCAGAATGCGGTCTGCGGTATTGGCGCGATAGTTCGCCACCGTGGCTTCTTTGGCCGTGAGATTGCTTGGGGTGATCGCCCTGGCTGTATCCGTTCCAGTCTGCGTTTCGCCGTCCGTGGCAAGCTCTACAATACCTTGCGCTGCGGTAGAAGCAGCAGCGAATGAGCCAGCATTGGTCCAAATCATATCCGTTCCGTTGTAGGATAGTTCTATGTACTGACCACTGGCTAAGTCTCCAGATGCCAGCGCGGTAAGAGTACCAGCTACATCTCTCTTAATAGTCTTTGCGCCAAGACTGTTGACATTAATTGTAGCCGAACCAGTCACAGCAAAGTTTGTAATGACGCAAAACCGCATTCCCGTAACATAGGCAGCAGGGGCTACGGTATATGATGCACCATAGTTATTCGCGCTAAGTGTCGTAGTAGTCGTTACGAAATGGTTTTGATCCCAGTCGCGGGCTAATGCGCCCATCATGGCCCTGCCCGCATCGTCTATGGTAGACGGCAAAGCTGCTCCATTCCAGCTAGGCGCGGTTCCCGATAGATTGGAACCGTCTGTCTGGAACCATACTGATCTGTTTCCTATATCTGCGGCCATGTTGTCTCTCTATCTTTTACTGCTGTGGGTATTGTTTTCTGTCTTCCGGGGTCGGGTTCCAAAGAAGGGAACCATTGGGCAACCGAATAGCTGCGTTAGCTCCCAGTAGACCGCCGCGAATAGCGTTGCGCTTTAATCGGGCTGTTCTGGCAAGCTGTTCTTTGTATGCTTGGCTACTGGCTGTCTTTCCAGCGAGTACGGTTTTAGTAAAATTACCGACCGCCTTATTAGTCTTTGCTGCTGATATAGCCCTAGCGGCTAGACCCATTGGCAAAATAGCAGCAGTAGCCCATAAGGCCGGATTAGATAACGCTAACGCTGATGTAGTGGCAAGGCCACCAGCCTGTACTAGCTTAGAACCTGCGGTGTTCAGAAGACCATGTGCGCCTTCTCTCCTAACAACCCTCATGGCGGCGGCTCGTTCGGCATCCTTCAGGTAAGCATCATTCCGTTTCCCGAATGTCGAGAATTGATTCCGCTGTGCACTTTCATCACCGCTGAGATACCAAACTTTCTTGGAATCCATCTTACCAACTTCATTGGCAAGAATATTGCGCCTAGCCAATTCCCTGGTGTTTTTTGCCCATCCGTGAACTACTGATGGTGCCAAAGAGCCGTTAGTAGTGACGGGGGAGGAATTTGAAAACTCATCCAATTTCGCAATAATAGAAGTCGCTAGGCCACTGTCTGATTCATTTTTACCCAAAGCGGCAGTTCTAGCAGCCCTACTCGCAATCTTCCTAAGTGTGTCAAATTCTTGGAAGGAAATAGCTTTGCCGCGCTTCTCTAGAATTTTCTTTAGAACAACATGGGAATATGGTTCCAGACCTGGGTCTCTACCTTTGGTCTCAAAGTTCCTTGCTAGTTTATCAGCGAAATTCGTGAACGCGTTTGCATCGTATTTAATTCCGGCGTTCTCCAGAACCTTGTAGCCATGATCCATTTCATTGAAAACTTGCTGCTTGGTAGGAGCATTTGCCCGCATTTCTTTCATGGGATTTTTAGTAGTGGCTCTCTCCACTCCCGACAGAGCGGAACCACCTAGAATTGATCCAACAAATCGTGCAGCAGGTTCCAAGTACGGTGCATGTTCATGCGCCCATTGCCCGGCCCCCTCAGAGCCAACAGCACTTGTAAGTATAGGCAGAACGCGCCTAGCAGCATCAGCAGCCTTCCCGCCCCCCACTGGTAAGCTGGCAAGAAATTGCCCAGCCGTATCAATGTATCGTTCTGGTGTGTTCTGTGGCTGATGAAATTGCCCGGTAACAGATTCGATATTCTGCTGAAGATTGGCCGGATTAGTGGGCATTGAATTTAGTATATTCTGAGCCTGAGCTTGGCGTTGGGCAGTAACGGCTGGGTCTACGCCCATCATTCTACCTATACCACCAGTTACCTTTGACCCAAGCCAATTTCCAATCTGTGCTGGCATTTGAGCCATGCCGATAGCGCCTTGGCCAATACCAGACAGCAATGCCTTACCCATTCCGTACCCTGTTACGGGTGCATCTGGTTGTGGTGGAGGTGGGGGTGGAGCTGGTGCAACCGATGGAGCAGAACTTCTCATCCTGACGATTTCGCCGGTTAATATCTTTGCGGCTTGGGTTGCCTTAGCCCTAGATGCGGGGTCTCCAGTACGAGCTATCTTATCTGCGTTTATAAGGGCGTTCTCAAGCTCAGATAACGTAGCCATGGTTATTAGCCCCCGGTTCCATACGTTGTAAGTAGATCATCAATTTCTTTTTTCTTTCCGCTTCCTAGATTTTCTTGTGCATTTGGCCATGTTGGATGTGCCTCTGCCCATGCGGCAAGGGCAGCATCAAAATTAGCATCTAGTCGGCCATGCGCTTTTTCGTAGTTAGAGGCAAAGCGGGCGATTTCTATTTTGCGTTTTTCCATATCCCTGTTTACTTGGATTAACTTCTTGTTTCCTTCAGGGGTATTGCTCAAAGATGGAACCTGACCCTCTACAAACATACGGTCGCCGTTAGAAAACCCGGTTCCGAGTGAACCGCCCATTTTTTCGATTGCGGTTTGTTTCGCCAAGGCGGAAAAGGTTTCCGAATCTTTAACTAAGTTAGGATCAGCGCCAATGGAAACTGCAAATCGTTTCGCACCCTGAAGTGTCTCGCCACCCCAGCCGGAATAGAAATTAGGACTGCTTACGAGCTTGTCCATCATATTTAGCGTTCCGAGTGAGCTAGTGGCATTCATCGCCGCTGTAGATATATCGCCCCGTTTCTTGGCAATTTGTTTTCCTATCTCTTTATCGTACTCACTCTCAAAACCCTGATTGTTGTTTACAACAGTATCTGGGGTTTTCTTGAAAGCATCACCTGCCGCAACTCGCTTATAGGTAGAGCTGGCAGAATCCCATTGATACGTTACGACCTGATCTCCTTCTTTTCTCGTAATCTCTTCCGGCGGCTTGGTAGGCGGAGGATTAACTTGATTAGCCCAAGCCTGTTCAGCCATATCGGGAGCTTGATTGTAGAAGTCTTGCTTGTCCGGGGGCTGTGTGGAAATCCATTTCCCAATAGCGTCTTTACGGGCAGCTTTTTCCTGTGCGGCCTGTTCAGCGGCATCACTTTCAAGCTGTCTCTGTCTCTGCTCATCAGCATATGCTTTTTGAAAGTAGGCGTTTTTCATGTAGTCCTGAGTGCCTTGCGCCGCACCAGTTGCAGCACCACCAAGACCCTGGGCCAATACTGATCCAGTAGACCCCGTTCCCTTCATAAGAGCCTGTCCAGCCCCTAGCAAAGCGTTCTGGATAGCTGACCCAGCAGCGGCCCTTGGGTTATAAGCCCCCCCAAGCAAACCAGCCCCATAGGCTGTTGGTGAACCCGGAAGACCAAAGCCACCCATCCCCAATAAACCAGTGCGCTGTGGCTGGCCCCCACTGGTAGGCATAAATCCGGATAGGAAATTGCTTAAATAACCCATAACTTATAATCTCCTACAGGAATGGAAGTGCTGAACCTACACCGGATAGTAAGCTACCGCCCAATTGGCTCCAAATGCTAGGCTGCTGATAGGGAGTAGTGCTAGTTCCCTGGGAGCCATAGTTGCCGCCCGTGAACCCTGCATACTGAGCCAAGTTGTTTGCCGCAAAGTCTTTGTTGTAGTTCCAGCGGTTTATTTCATCCGTCAATTGCTTTTGAGACATCGCCTGTTGTGTGTTTCCAACATCATTTTGGGCTGCAATGTCCGTGTAGTCATTAGCTGCAAATGTCGGCGCTCTATTGGCAGCGGCATTCATATTCTCAATGCCCTGCTGGTATTGCTGAGAAGCATAAGGGGCATAGGCTTCGGTCAAAGCGCGGGATGCAGTGTCAGCCTGTAACCCAGAACCATAACGACCGGATGAACTAAACTGGCTCTCAACTCCCGGCAGTACATGCTGCTGGATATTGCCGTATACAGCATCCTGGTAAGGATTGCTGTTGAGATACTGGCCTCTCAGAACGTCATTATTGTAACCCTCGGCCAAGTTCATTGACTCATTGCCAGTTCTTGCCCTGGCAAGCTGATCCCTCTGAGCCTGTGTCTGGTTAGTATTAAACCCCTGTACCGTAGAGGTTGGATAATAGTGCGGGGTATTTGTCTGATACAAATTCTTGGCCGCCGAAAACTGCTCCTGCAAGTAAGGCTGTTGAGCCGACCACGGAGCTGAGTTAGTAGTAGTAGTTTGCTGTTTTGTGCTGCTTCCCATCACAGTTCCTTTTCCATCAAAATCTTTTTAACTTTATAGTTTTTAAGAACACGTTCCCATCCCAGCCTAATACCGGGGAATCTCATCGCTGAACAACCTTTGGACTTCGCCCACGACTCCATAATTTTAAGGTGGGCTTCCCAATCATCCGGAAGTTTCCCTCCTATTGTTAGGATGTTGCAAACCTTGCGCTTCCCAAGCGTAACAATTTCAGTAGCTGCTGCTGCCGAGACATTTTTACCGTCGTGGGCTATCCAAAGCTGCTTTCCTCTTGTGAGCAATTGCTCAAACAACTCATCAATAGACTCTCCCTCTCCTAGCCCAAGTGACAAGAAGGTTTTAACATGCGGCCAAAACCTCCGAATGTTTTCGGATTTTATTCCGGTAAATTCAGCCGAGCAAGATGAGGTTGAATGTTCTGTCTGTTTGTACATTGTTTGCGTGGGTGAGGGTGAACTGTTCTGTCGCCCTATTAACGGATAGACAGTAGAGAGTGCCAGCAGCCAATTCAGCCGCAGCGTTTGCAGTTTTCGCATCAAAGATAAGCCCCGTCTGTATCGACAGTCTCACATCGTTTACAACAGTGGTTGCGGCATTGGCGGTAAGAGTAACTTCCTTGACAACATCCATCTTCCCACGCTGTACCTGAAACAGACCGTCGAACAATCTGCGCAGATATATCTGCACATCAGAGAATGATGTGATAGAGGGAGGGGGAGGTATATGTTGGAAGCCTCTTACCGTTAATGCCATTGTTACCAGCCTTTATATTGCGTGGAACCCGGAGACGGATTTAGGTTAGTAGCGTTTGATGCACCAAATTGATTAGGTGTTCCATATACGCCGTCTCCACCAGGATTATACCCGTAGGAAGGGTTATTATAGTTCATCATAAAATCATGGTAATTCAAATGGCCCTGCGTCCCATAGCCCGGAATACTCGGCCTCCCCCCCGTGCCGTTCCAACCCGGCGCAGATAGTCCTGCCCCTGGCCGACCATCCCAAATCGAACTAGTCCAAACCGCCGGACGCACTCCAGTGGGGCGCAAGGTAGGCGGGACAGGGGCAACTGTCGTTGGCACGTAGGGGTGAACATATGCCGGAACAGCCGGAACTACGGGAGGGGTGGTCGTGGTCCAATCACTATTATCTTGCAGCGGAGTTGCGCCATTTCTGGATTGTAGGGCCTGTGCCACCGTTCCAGTGCTACCAAAATTACCCTGATTTCCTGCATAACTATTCGTTGGGGCACCCGACGAGTTAGTCATACCCTGAGAAGTCACATTAGACCCATAAGACTGTTCAGGGTGACTATCCTCATAGCTGTAGCTGCGGATGCCATGCGGGGTCATGCGACCACTGCCTCCCATAGCCCTGAGCATCTGACGTTCACCGCCATTGATGTAGGCAAGTGATTCGGTAGGGTTTCCTCTACCGGGATTATATGTCCGGGCAGGAGAACCTGTCTTCTTGTTGTCTTTACGCATAATGTTAGCCATTTATCGGCCTCCTGTTTGTGAAAATATTACGTCGTCTATACCTTGGGCGTAGTCCCAATCGGAACTGGCCGGGATGGTTAGTTGCGCCCTGTGGTATCGGGCGTTAATGCGCGATGGTATTCTCCCGGCGGCATTTATTGTGAGGATGGAGCTACTGTTTATCGAGTCCTGAAGCCTATCCCTGTAACGGATAACCGCAGTGGGAGTTACGCTAGTCCCCTGAATCATTGGACGGAACGACCGGAGCAGACTTTTCTTGCCTTGAGTTAGCTGGGTATCACCTGTCTCCAAGGTAGCGGCTAGATTTGCGCCTGAGAAATATCCTTGGCGGTGAGATGTATCAAAAGATGATAGGATAAGTCTTCCTGAACCTGCCCAGAATCTAGAGTCTACAGGATAAGGAATTGTATCAATTGTAGAGGCGTATGAATCCAGACCATCAATGGTCACTGTGCCTTGTGTGGCCGCAGTATAGATAATTTCATGGTTGACTGAAATCTTTGACCACTGCTCCGTAGGCCAATGATAGATCAACAATGTATCAGGAGAGCCTGAACTAGAGCTAATAGACGGCATTCCCATGATATAGAGCATGTTGATCGGATCAATCGTGCTGGATATACGATAGAGATAACCGGAGTTCAGGTTTTCTTCTATCCACCTGTCTACCTTGTTAGTACCAATATCAATGATTTCAGAGCCGCCGCGCACCATATATGGCCCGTCGTCCGAGAGGAAGAAGGCTAAATTCTCATAGGCGGCTATTGACCGTTCAGCACGGCAACCGAGAATATGCGATATTTTATCGAACCGGAAAACCGTAGGAGGGCCTTCAAAGTTCATCCGGTAGATAGCCTTTTCTAAAAAGACTAGCCCATATTCACCACCGATAAACCCCATTATTATTCCGCCATCCGGGAATAACTGGCTGTCTGAAAGCGTTGTGGCACTTACTGCCCAATCAGCGCAATTGTTAATGGCTGACCATTGGATAGTAGGGTAGGATGCTGACTTCCTTGCCAGCACTGCGAAATCTCGAATAACTCCGGTAAACGCTGCCGTTGGAGGTGAACCCGCTAAAAGAGCGAAGTTTGTATCAACATCAACCTGGAACTTTTGTGGCACATCGGTGTTATTGGTGGCAATTACTATATCGCCAAACAGTGTGAAATCCCACCATCCGTCGTTAGTGGTGCCATATGCTCCACCTACTGTCCGGGATACATCAGTCCATGTTAAGCCTGTAGAGGCCATCTTATATAGCTTGGTTGCATCCCCGCAGAAATTGCTTACAACTCCCGTTAATCCGCGAACGGATATAGCACCTTGTGCACGAGCGGTTATAGCACTGGTTATATTCGAGAACGCCGGGAATGGGCGAAACCCTGAAACGCTTGGGATAACATTCAATACATCAGTGCTAACCTGATTATTGAACGCCGCCACATCTGGTTGCCAAGGTGAAAAAGGGATCATTTACCACCCTCGATAAATGTTGAAGTTTTCTTGTCCAACGAGAGGCGACGGGACGCTCAAGGTTGATTTGCCAAGCATTTGCCGTGTTTGTTGCCTCAAGGCGTCATAAGCCTCGTTTTCGGCCTTTAGAAACTTAGCTTCGGCATTTTCCGAATAATAAACATCACGAGCGAGTATTCGTTTGGAGCAAAGCCGGATTAGATTTTCAGCCTCGACAGTCCAAACATTGGTATCGGCATCTGCTGAGAGTGTAGTTAGCTTATAGATGTAGTTCATCGTGATTGTGTAAACCGCATCTGGAATAGGGTAGAGCCTGATCTTCTGATTAAAGAAGGCGAATGAACGGGGAAGCCCTGTAATAAGTCCGGTCTGCTGCTGATCTATTTCAAGGAAATCGGCAGGGTTTACCTGGAGCTTGCTTCCTGTGATGGTGACGTTAACACCAAAGAACTTGGTGATGTACGGAATGTCGGAGAGTTCAGTCGCCGTGTAGTATTCCTGGTTGGCAACGGTTGAGAAAGTAGTTTCTTTCTTCTGGTTGAACCAGAAGCTCATATTCTCATACATGCCGACAGCATCCTGAATGGCAAGCTTGATCTGAGCCGTGGTTATCGACTCGTTCACAAGTTCATCAGCAATTCGTATCTGCATGTCGCCATAGGTTGCCATTTATTATGTTCCTGTTGGGTATCTGTCTATTGTTAAAACGCCGAGTCCCATAGAATGCGGAAAGTTGAATGCCGGGAATATATTAATTATTTCATTCCAGAATTTATTAACGCCAAGATTAACCACTGCTCCGGTTTTATCTATCCCAGATACGTTATCAACCATCGTGTCGTGAAACATAACCACTCCGCCCCTTTTCATCTTAGGAAGCCACGCCATGAAATCTGCGCTTACTTCCTCATAGGAGTGACCAGCATCGATATGGAGTATATCTATTGAGCGGTGTCCTGCCATGCGGGCGGCAACCAGCGATTTACTACGTATCAAGTACGAGAAGTCTTTGAAGTTCTGTTCATTGTGCATAAAAACTTTGTTATATATAACTTCTGGGTCTTCTTCGTTATAGCAATACCCAGGTGCCCAAGTATCAACTCCCTTGCATACTGTCCCTAGTTTTAGACCCTTTATTATCTGGCAAGCTGCGAAATATGAAAATCCGTGATAAACACCGACTTCGACATAAATATTAGGTTTCTTAGTTGCTATTAGCCACGCTAGAAAATCTTCATGGCCTTTCCATGCGCTCTCAACATCGTAATCAACAATCATGCCGCAGACCTTGTGTAGACGTTAAGTTTCTCACCCCTGTCTACTGTGTCCTTGCTTTCATCCATCTCAGGAGGGCCGTTTAATCCCCCAGGCTGTTTCAATAGATACTGATGGAGATTGCCTTTATAAACCTTGATGGGTTTATCATCGTCCCATTCATTGTGATCCACATTTATATCAGGGATAAGCCAAATCTTACCGCCTAGATCACGCCAATTTCGGCAGAATGCATAATCTTCTCCCCACCAAAGACCTTTATATGCCCCATGATTAAACAGGTCTACGGACATATCCCAGATAGGACCATAGCAAAGGTCTGGTCTACCCCTCATAAATATATCAATGCAGTTACGAGTTACCTTTAGGAATCCAGCAGGAACTTGAGATGCTTCTAAGCACCCGTCCTCCCGCATAGTCGTTGGACGACCTTTTTCATCTTGTAGAACACGACCCATATAGTTTTCTTCGTCTCCGGGTTGTTTGCAGCGATAAGTACCCGCTACAACATCACCTGGAGTTTGAATTAGTTTTAGAAGCGCACTTGGTTCCCAAGAAACATCATCATCTAAAAACAGAATTATATCAGCGTTTGACTTCATAGCTGCTTTTAAGCAGGTAGCCCTAGCTGCGCTGATATAAGGATTTCCAGTTTCTGCTGCCATACAAAATTCATATCCAGCGGCTTCAACGACAGGAATGCTATCCTCAAATGATTTAAGAAACGCAGGATGCGGTCTTTTACGAGTAGGAATGCAAGCGACGACCTTGAAAGTCATGTTACCTCTAAAGTTGGAGTAAGGGGGGACCGAAATCCCCCCAATATGTTGTTAGGCAGCGCCCTTCCAGACGCCCAAGCCAGTCAGAGCGGCAGTAACTTCAACAATCCAAGCGGTCAATGAAGCCGCAATGGTAATGTTGGAAGATACTGAAACAACTGACGCAGCCTGAATGGAGCTAGCCCGCTGTGAGACGGGAGTACCGCCGTACATCGAGATAAGGTCTGCTGTAGACTGCCCAACGGAAGTTCCGCCGGGATTTTTATTGCCAAGATACTGGTCAATAGCCATTTTGTTATTCCTTCAGTTAGAGTTGATTATACCGTCGAGTTGCTTGTCAGACGGCAAGCCAATTCAGGACGAAGCGTCTTGTAACCGTACAACACGTCGATACGAGTAGGCATACGGTCGTTGTTGATGTCGTACTGCTGGAGCATACGGATTGAGACGCCGTCCATTTCCGACCTTCCAGAGAAGTGCAGACTGTTAGGCATGATCAAATCGGCAGTCGCCAACGTGAACGCATCCTTGTGGAACAACAGGCTTTCGTCACGAACGCCGGAAGCACCACCACCGAGCTTTAGAACAGCACCACCGTTGGTAGGAACGGCAAATACGTTCTGGGTTGCGCCAGTGATTACGATAGACGGAGAAATACCGAATGTCGTACCACCAGAAGCAAGAGCCGAGGTAACAACGAACTGCTGCAAGCGGCCCGTGTCAGCCTTGGTTTCAGGGTGAACAGCATTACAACCTGCCATCGTCACAACATCGCCCACAACAAGGGTCTTAGATGCGCCGTTGGTTACGGTCATCGTTGCGCCAGTGATGGCAGCACCGTTGGTCGTGAGAGTACCAGCAGTCGTTTCCGTGCCTGAAGTGAACTTCGGAATGATGGTCGATTCCTGGAAGCCAAATCCAGCGGCATAACCCATAACACCATCCTCATACTGAGACTTGAGTTGTGGACCGCTGTGGAACAGGGCCTTCAATACGTCAACCAGATCGACGTTGTTCTGAGTGGCAAGAATTGCACTGAGGTCGCCCTGTGGAACAAGGCTATCAATGAGCTTCTTACGACCACCAAGCAGCGTGGCAAATGTCAGTGCCGCAGTCACGGTAGACTGTGCCGCCATATTGTAGACATCCTTGATCATCGTGAAGGCATCCGACTCGATAGACGAGGCAAGGGCTTTCATTGCTGGCTGGATGTAACGGGTAGAAAACTCATCAATCGTGAGAGTCAAATCAGCCGATGTGAAGCTCATATCAACACCCTTCTGGGTGCCGACCGTGAGGGTCGTGCTGGGTTCGGTCGTATCCTGAACGTTCATTACAGCGCCGGAACGTACCGTATACTGGTTAGGCTTACGAATTGTCAGTACCGAACCAATCTTAGCGCCTGACTTGGCGAAAGATGAATCGTACTGAGTATTGATAGCCTTGATGAAGGGAAGATTTGCGTGGAGAACACGCAAGGTTTCCTTCGTGATAATTGTAGGGGTAAGCAGGGTATTAGCCATGATAGGTAATTCCTTCTAAGGGATAGGCACGCATTCACATGCGTTCCGTTGTGGGGTTGAGGGCCTAGGCCCGTTTTGAGGTTCTATCTGCCATCCATTTATTGTACTGTTTCTGCGTCATCTTTTCAGGATCAACAGCAGGGCTAGACCGCGATGCTCCCAGGGTAGGGACGGGGTTAGCTACAGTCTTTGTAGGGGCAAAGCCTCTTTGTTTCTTTAGTGCCTCATAGCCAATCCTAGCTAGGTTTAACGTCTTGATCATAAGGGGATGGTTAGTTCCAGAGAGTTCTTCCTCGGTGTAACCCAATTCCCTGCCGAATTTTGTTAAAGTGCTTTGAGTGGCTTGGTCAAATTTTCCTGCCCATCCTTTGTCTGGATCGGGCTTGTTGAGAACTTCGATTGCCTGACTAATCTCGCTGGCGCTTTGGCGCTCTCGATTAGCTGCTATCTCCATTCGGCGGCCTTCTACATTGCCGCGAAGTGCGTTATGAGCATTCTGCAATTGCATCATTTCCGCCATGCCAGCTTGCGCCGCCTGGGGGTCTTGGGCTTGCCATTGTTGCCAATTTACAGCCTGATACTGTGACAGTCTGCTTGCAACGGTATTTAGCTGTGAGATTTCATCAATCATCTCGTGATTAATTTCTGCCTCATGCTGAACTTCGGCAAAGCGAGCTTCCGCCGCCCTACGCATTTCCGCTGCTTCCTGTGTTTTTCGAGTATAATCGGCTTGCATGGAGTCAGCCTTGGCAATCAAGGGTGCCAGTTCTTTTGGAACCTTATACTTGTTGCCATTATAATCGAGTTCCTCAAGGTCCGATTCAGCACCAGTTTCAACGTTATCCTCTGAGGGATCGTTATTATCTAATGCGTTTTCTTGTTCCTGAGTGGTGGTTACGGGTTCCTGCGCTGGTGTTTCCACCGGGACAGAATTATCCGTGATAAGTTCTTCCATGTTATTTCCTTTTAGTGTGGGAGCATTGCCTCACGGCAGTGTATCCGGGTTAATTCCCAGAATAGGTTATGCTACATATTTCTTGCGGTAGCCTGATATATTCACAGCAGCATTAGTATTGCCGGAGCCTAGTGAAGGCAATGATGCTGTGATTGCAACGTTACGGGCTGATGCCTGTATTGGTTCATCGAACTGAACAACTATGGGCGTGATACCCAAAGTTGCGCCCGCAGGGACGGCAACAATCATTGTTTGAGTTCCGCCAAGAAGTCCCGTGATTGTAAATGTCACAAGACCAGCAGCAGTGGCACCGCCACCTGTGATGCTATAACCAGATATATAATTCATCGTATCAGCAGCAGCCGCAAAGCTTGCTGTAGCAGCAGTTGCAGCCACGCTGCCGCTGGTAGACATTTCCTTTGAGCAACCCTGTAAGAATAAATCATAGACTGACATATATTTTCTCCTAATTCATCATTAGCCATTCATCGTCGGATAACTGAAGTTGCCGAATGAATGCGCGTTTTTCTCTTGCTGACTTGAACTTAGTCGCGTCAATTGCTTGTAGTATTGAAGGCGTACTACTGAACCTCGTAGCCTTTGGTAAAACAATATTCGGTAAAATAAGCGGGGATGACTTGCCAGTCTTGACAATTTCAAGGGGTTTATCTTCCTCTTTCTGCTTATCTGGTAACTTCTTGCGTTTGCGTCCTGGGCCTTCAAGGAAATCATAATTCCCGACCCAGCCGCCTGACTTAAATTCGTCTAAGACAACGGGTGGAACAAGAGTTCCAGACTGCCCAAATGTTATAGTTGCAGCCGTTGCCGTTAGCGCACCTGCGCCGGTCATGGTGCCGGTCTGACCGAAGACCATCGTGGCCGTGCCGTCCATGCCGCCGGATGGCTGGTCTAGCGTCCCGGTCTGTCCGAAGACAATTGTGCCAGCAACTGATGTCAGCACACCAGCGCCCTTTAGGTCGCCAGTTTGCCCGAATACTATGGTTGCGGCAGTAGCGGTTAATGCCCCTGCGCCTTTAAGGTCTCCGGTCTGGCCAAATACTATGGTGGCCGCAGTGGAGGTCAGCGCACCCGCGCCTTTCAAGCCTCCTGTTTGTCCGAATACTATGGTCGCGGCGGTTGCAGTTAAAGCACCAGCGCCCTTCAGGTCTCCGGTCTGCGCGAATGTAATCGTCGCCGTTCCGGTCATCGCCCCGCTGCCAGAGGCATCGGCTAGCGTCGAGATGGGCTGTTCTGAGATAGAGTGAAAGCCTAGCATCCGATCACCACGCTATAATAATTACAAGGCCTGGGCCTCCGTCGCCTCCTTTGCCTCCCGTGGTTACACCTGCACCACCACCACCACCACCAGCACC